ACCTCCAGTTGAAGGAAAGCGCCCACGTGGCGGAGGAAAGCCAAAGAAAAATGAGGACCCCGCACACTATGCCCTTTCTGAGGACGACATCCGCAAGGTTGCCGGTAACATCCCGATCTACCGATACCCAGACCTTGCAAAGTTTGCTACGCCCGATGAAATGTTCAAGGGTAAAAAGGCCGTGGTCCTGCTCTTCTTAACGGAAAGCCGGGACGACGGCCACTGGCTTACCGTGCTAGACCACCCAAACCAAATTGAGGTGTTTGACAGCTTCGGGGTGAGTCCATGTGTTTTTTCTGTTTTTTTTTTCATTGGGTGTGGTGTTTGTTTCGGAAGTGAAGTAAAGGTTTAGTCGAGCGCTTCGGACTGAATATATACTTCACTTCCGAAACAAGCCTGCCAGTCAAAAAATTTACATAGAGAAATTTCGCTCTTTTCTACATTCACTGACTAAAACTCACGATCCCAAACCCCACAAACCCCTAACTCTCCCCTCACAATTCACAGACCCCGATCGACGGCGACCGCAAGTGGCTAACGAAGGCTGAGCTCGCAAAATTCAACGAGCTCACGCCGCTTCTTGGAAATGTGCTTTCTCATGCACGGAAGCCTGTGGTGCATAATACGCATAAGCTGCAAGCGGACAACGCCGACACATGTGGAAGATGGGCAGCTGCTAGAATTATTAACGCAGAAATGCCGCTTCATAAGTTTATTGGTGAGATGGTGGGTGGTGGGGCGTCGCCGGACCAAAATGTCACAAACTACATCTACAGTATCCTTCACAAGTAAGCGCTTCGTGTTTATCCTTTAAAAGGGAAAACATGAAGCGTGATTATGGTACTGCGATGGACTCGCGTATGATGAAGCGAGGCGACGGGAGTGTTCACTACGACACGAATGTGGTGTGCAGGACATCGTTCGATAACGGCGTAACTCAGAATGGCGCGCACGGTCGGTTTGCAAAGTTTTCCGACACGCGTACGCAGCCCATCGTAGGCAACACCGACAATTATACGATGGCGCTTGTGCGCGCCTCGATCAAGACGGATGAGATCCCTCTTTTTGTCGCGAGGCCTTCAGCGCTTATCACTGAAAACGGAACACAGTATTGGGAGTGCACTGCGCAACCCGGCATTTCCTTAACGTGGACCGGTCCAGTGTATTCGGCAAACAAGCAGCAAGTGCTTGGTCCCCAGGAAACATCGGATTGGTTGTATGCGGCGTGGCCTAATTACGGGTGGATCCCGTGGTATACGACGTGTACAAACCTCACAGGTGCCGATGTGAGTGGGTACCCAATTAAGTCAGGCGCAATCAATTTGGCCGCTATAGGTGTTTCCAGTGATACGCTTGCGACAACTGTGGCATCAAGGCTACAGACGGCACTCGCCACGGCTACGGGTATTACCATCAACGTCACGTCGCCAACTGCAAGTCCTTCCATTGCAATGACACAGCAATATTCAATCCAGAACAATGACACGTTTGCCACTTTGTATCTCGATTTTTCGTTGCCCGTGGGCACAGCGCAGACGACCACGTCGGGTGCGAGCAAGGAGGGCATTTTGCAGGCCTGCAAGCTTCTTGGGTTTGTCCCTGGCCAGGTTTTTGCGGTCGCACCCGGCACTACCGTCCTTTGCCCGCGCGCATACCAACTCGGGTTTCGCTCGACCGTCAACATGTCCACGTATAAGACGGTGCGCTGGGTCCCTGAGGACGCAAATACTAATATCCCGAGCGCAAGTGACGTGGCAGACAACAATTTTACGACATACTTTGATTGCTACAGCTATGATCACTTTTTGAACCAGGTCATTAACCCTACGTTCCAGCGCTGTGTTTATGATGAGTACGACGCCAATGTGGTGATTAGCGAACAGTGTCTGACAAGGCAACTAAAGAATCTAATTAATGGTAATTGCCTTGCTATTAATCAATGGTCGCCTGCATCTTATAGCGTTGGAAATTCCGTTGTTTACCAGGGTGTTGCTTATGTATGTCAAATTGCAACCAGTTCTAGCGACATTCCATCAAGTTCGATTAATTGGGTTCCATGTGGTGCTAGCTACTGCAATTCCTATCAAAATGGAAAAATTTATTTGACTGGCGATGTTGTAACGTCAACATATAATGCGGGTGGTGGTAGTTATATAATGGTTTATTTTGGAGCTACAGCAACGACGACCGGCCCCCCGCCTGCATCAAATGTAACGTCTGCAAATGGGTGGTCGCCTCAGGCTTGGTGTTATGTTTTAGCTGGAGGCCTCTCAACTCCACCCATGCTCGCGTCTATCGGAACTTTGGCTCCTTACGTGTCCTACAACTCTTCTACAAACCTCTTTACGCTTAACCTTGACAGCTATGGTTACGGCGGCACAATTACCGCAAACGTTGACGATGGCTATTATGGATTTGTAGACGACACGCTGAACACCCAGCATTACGCCGTGAATGCGGCGCTAAATGACATTGCACGAGATTCGTGGGGAATTACGGGCACAAACATGCTCACAACACCGCCTTACGTTGTTGCGCGCCGTCCTTACGTGTCCTTCGATGAGCGCGCATACGTTGAGGTCGATGACTACTTCCACCAGCTTTTTGGCAATTGGCCGTGTCTTCGTCTGAGCTATTTTGATCCAAGGACGCAGCTTACAACGTCCTACATTCGCTACGTCCCCCAGGCAATTGTCGCGGGTTTGAACGTGGCCACTCCTCTGCCGCTAACCTCTACGGCGGTGAGCACAGCTGGATTGGCAGCGACTTATTTGCCGTATGGGCGACTTGGTGGCACAGTGCCATACCTTTACATGTACCCCCAGGACTACCCTTCAGTTGGCTTGAGGTGGAACAGCTTTGATGCAATTATTGTTGCGACTGGAAATGTACCGATCGAGCCTGATCAGGTAGCACCTGCGTACATCCTGAATGACGCGGGACAGCCACAGACCGTCCAGACTAACGGCAACACTCTAAAAATCCTTGCAGAGCTTAACATTAAGCCGCTCGCAAACATGCAGACTGGACAGGAGTTTCGCAATGAAGTTCTTTTTGATCCAGCAACGCCTGTTTTTATGGCACTTCAGTCGGGTCGCGTTTTCAACCAGTTTGACTTCCAGCTCTTCTTGCGTACGACCGAGCAGATGTACAGACCGCTTTCGCTTTCAAACGGAGGAAGCGCAAACTTGCGCTGGGTTTTCCAGCTCAAGTAGTGTAGTTTCGTGTGCACTCGTCACGATACTTCACTGAGTGCGTCGCTTGATCGTCACTCTTTTAGCATCTGTAAACACCTATCAGCAGTTTTAAGGCCAAAATGTCGAAGATCCAGAAGGTGGCGGTCACGGATGCACGACTCATACAGGATGAGCCGGCGTACGCCGTGCAGAAGGGTGCACTGTCTATCAGTGTCGCCCCCTTTCAGGCCATTTCCGCGTCCAGCTCCCAGATGACTTTTCAGGTGCTTGTGCCTTCTCTCAACGTTTTCATTGACCGCAAGATCCAGCTCTCTACGCCCCTTTCGTATAACGCCCAGCTTTTCTACGGTGGTGCGCGTGGTACTGGATACAAGCAGATTTATACTGGAACTTTTAATGCTCTTAGTGCCAACGCTACATCCCTCACGACGACTGCTTTTTTTCAGGCGGGCGCAATTGTTACGAAGTCGACCATGGATGCTACTTTGGTTGCTTTTATCCTCGCGGCTTATCAGAATGGTCAGCCGGCGCTGCTCTTTGGTTCGGGATTCGCCCCTAATACCTTCGTAACTTCCGCAACTTCGAGCAATGACAGCATTATTATTCTCAATTTCTCACCGCCTCTTGCTGCCGCAAGTGCGGGAGAAGGCTTTACGATGTGCTTCCCTACGAACTTTGATGTGCCTGATGTATCCATGTCGCAGTTCACTGCGGGTATTTCGATTGGCGCGGATAACGGTATGGCGCTTCAGACTGGTGGCATTGCAGGCTCGCAGAGTGGCTGGTGCTCTGCCGTAAGTGGCAAGGATCTTGCGTGGACGCAGTTTCCGGTCCAGTCCAGCCTTGTCAACATGACTGCGACGCTCAACGACTGCACTGTAACTACGAACGGCGATACGCTTCGCGAGCAGCTTATGCTGACGTCGACCCAGGAGAATCTTAAGCAGCGCACGACCCCTACGAATGCCGACACGTTTGCATGGGGTCGCGACGATGTGCAGAACAACTCGGGTAACTTTTCGACCTACAGCGTTACAAATAATTTTGGTGACATTCCAAACGGTTCATGGCCTTCGGTTTGGTCTTCAAACGCTACGTGCAGCACTACGCTGACGTCTGCATCTGGATATGCTCCAACCTCTGGTACCGCTGCACAGTGGCCGTTTCTTGCTGCAGGTAAGGCGTACGCCTTTGTGCCCAGCACTGTACAGGGTGGCGAGGCTGGCAAGGGTGGCATTGGCTTTTACATTGCCACTGCATCGACTTCAGTCAAGCTTCCCGCGGGTTTTACATCTGGGCAGAACGTTCTTGTTCCTTTCTTTAATTACCAGCCTGTCTGGACGACGAACTTTCCGGGTGGTGACCTTTATGGCGCCGCATCTGGTGCTAACGGCGGCGGCACTGCAAATGCATTCACGGTCAACGGAACTACTCTGACCCTTAACGTGGCCGTGCCGCCAATGTGCATGCTCGGTGCTCGTCTTTACGACGCACTCGCCGGAAATTACAGTGTCGCTGCGCCTCCACAGTCGGCCGCGAACACTGTCAACACGTCGGCGAACGGTTGCTTCGCAATTGTGACGGGTCTCATTGCAGGCACCGTAACTGGTGGTGTTGCGAGAGGGTATGGCGGCCTCGGCCAGATTGGCTCTCAGTACCAGCTTACGTTCACGCAGACGCTTGCGGGTGTCACTACTCTTGTTGCCCCTGCAAGCGGGCCTCAGTCAATTTATGCGCTCCAGGGTGGATGCCCCGTGCAGCTGCCGCTGCCTGTCTATGGCACAATCAGCGTCACGGAGCCGATGGTAATTTCCCCGCTCATCTGGGCAGACTCTGCCGAGTTTCAGACGGTTGGCCTTTACGGCATGACCAATATGCAGTTTGTCATGAATTTCTCGACGCTTGGCACTACCCGCGCTGTTGCGTCGACTGCCGTTGTGCTTTCAGGCGCTCTTGCAAAGGCAAACGCGACTATGCCATACTGGCTTGACGATCTCACGCAGCCGAACCCTAACACCGGCAACGTCCTTCGTTCGTCTAACGTTCGCAGCGTGTTGTCCGATCTTACGTTTGCATCCACTGGCAATAGCAACGGACCGTGGTATGGTGGCGACAACACGATCCTTACCACTGCCGCAAACGCTCCCACGCTTTTCACGACCTTCCTCACGCCCGGTGTGGACGTCCAGCTTCCCGACGTTTCCACGGTTCCGTATGTGGAGTTCCCTCGTTACTTTTATTCGACTGGTATTACTAGCATTGCTACGGGTGATAACACGGTTCTGTCGCAGACGATTTCGCTCACGTCTATTCCCGACATGGTCATGGTGTACGTTAAGCCGGCAACGCGTGGTCCGTCGCAGCTCGACCAGTACATTCCAATCAACAGGGTTTCTGTCACCTTTGACAACTTTAGCAACCTTTGTTCGTCTTTCCAGCAGGTGCACCTTTACGAGTGCGCGGTCGCTGCGGGCCTCGACATGGACTGGCAGCAGTGGCGCGGGTTTACTCAGGCGCAGTACCCGTCTGGTGTACTTGGTCCGTGCAATTTTGATACCAACCCGCCTTACGCATACACCGGCCAGAGCCAGTACACGCAGACATCGGGTGGCCCGATCCTGCTGCGCATGGGCCAGGACATTACGCTGCAGCCCGGCCTCGCCCCGGGTTGCCTTGGCAACTACTCGTTTCAGATCCAGGTCACGCTTGACAACCGCCGTGGCTATTTCTCGTACACGCCGAGCACGGCCAGCCCGGTCATCACGATCATTGCCATCAACAGTGGCTTTTTCGAGACGATGCGTGGCCAGTCCGCCATCCGCAAGACCATTTTGTCGATGGCCGACGTGGCGGCGGCGACGAGCGACAGCGGTGTGTCCAAGACGCACCTTAACCGCATGGTTGGCCGTGGCCACTACATGAGCGGCGGCTCTTCGATGCTTCACCGCGGCCTGTCGTGGATGAAGAAGGCCCATGAGGTGAACGCTCGCCACGGCCTGACCAATCTCGCGCGCACGTACGGTGGCGAGGCTGGCTCTCGCATTGCGGACATGGCGGAGTCGGCCATGAGCCACGGCGCGGCGGCCCACGATTCGCTTTACGGCGGCGGCAAGCGCCACCGCGGCTCCGGTCTGTAAATCAAACACAAGTCACGCGTACGTTTACTGCTAAAATCGCGCGTCTACATCGACTGACATCCACCAACACGCGAAAATGAAGACGGTGGGTTCACGCGCTGAGGTTTTTCATGGCAACGCCAAACGGACATCGGGGCGTCTGGTAAAGGCTGACCTAATGAAGAATAAGGCTGGTCGTATTGTATCAATTCAAAAGCACAATGCGGGGAAGGAGGCGCTCAAGTACCTTCACGCAAAGGGGTATATCGCAGTAAAGGGCAAGTTTGGGAGTGCACGCAAGACACTTTCAACGGAAACTGTTGTCGTTAAGGACAGTGATGCCCTCGTTGATTTGCCGACTGACGTCAGTCGTGCAGTAGAGACTGCAGGTGCCGTCGGGCCGGCGGCGTGAGTGATGGCAACACGAGTAACACTGATTTGCAACGCGCACCACAAAAGGATCGAGCGTGACCCCCCTACTCGTGGCATACGCAATAAGCAACCCCCTCACATACATGCGAGTGTCGCGAGTGGCTGCATTTGTCATAAAGCGCTGTCTGTATTCCATTTTCCAACCCCGCTTTTCCCAACCCCGGTCAGGCAACGTAGACTTACCCGGACCGATAAGTTTGTCGATTCAATGAATTTAAAATCGAGAAAGTGTAATTTTTCGCAAATCCAAAAACCGAGACGCCCCCCGCCTTGTGCTCGTCTCAATTAGGCGCGGGAAAAAGCGCCGAGTGGAATCAGAGTCGAATTGCGCGAAATAAAATTGTTTTTCTGAAAATGTCGTCATCCTACGCGCTGACCTTTGCCTGTGGCGAGGAAACTGCCGATTTGCCCGCGCAGACTCGGAGTGTGCGGCGCCCAACGAGCGGCCCGGCGCCGCACACTC